ATTGATAAGTTAGAGTTGGCTGAATAATTTTGTAAAGTAGATAATTGTTTTCTACTTGAATCGTATGACATTCCTGTTAAATCAAATGAAATACGAGGCACAACTGTTTGAACAGATTTAGTTAATGTTGGATCAGATGTAATTCTTGTTATATATTTTTCTTTTGCACCGTAAGATAATGGAACTTTCCACGATTCTTTTGATTCAGTGCCATCAGCCGTATATCTTTTTAATACAATATCATTAAACATTGTACCAAAGGCAACAACAACTTTTCGAATAGTTCGATTATAAAAATGTGAATTACCTAACATTATGGTTCACCAAATGGATTTGTTTCTGTAAAGTCAATAATAGAATCAGATTCAGATTCGATTCTAACGTTATCTTGAATATCTTCAAAAGCATTATTCATATAACCTGTATCACTAATTAAACTTGTGTTTGCTATTGCGCCTGAGGTATTACCGATGACATTACCTGATGTGAATGTTCCTTGAACTCGTATAATACTCAATTCGGTATTTGGAACAAAATCATAAACAATAGCCTGAGCTGTTGCGTTTGCTAAATCTGTTCCTTGATATACAATTTCATCATTAACATATTTACCAGAGAACATTGTATTCAATGATATTTTTGTTCTTGGATAGTAATCTCTTATATCATTATCAATTTCTGGAATGCCAGTTTCAATAACTTCATTACTGAATACAAATTGTTTAAGTTTTAGTGCATAAAGATATACATTCCCACCACGACCACGGCCTAGTGTGTGATACATGGCTTGATTGTCTTCATGTTCAACAAATGTAATTTCAAAGAAACCATTTATAATAGGAACATAAATTAAATCACCTTCGTTTGGTCTAGTTTGTTCAGTAGTAAATGCAAATCTTCTACGAGACACCAACATTGTAATTTCATCTCTTATCTCTAAACCAAATTTAGAAATAAAATCGCCATCACCATCCATACCAGTAACGTTTTCCAAATACATTTCGATGGCATATGCTTGTGTGTATGTTTTGAGAGGATCTTCACCGTAAAGATAATCAACAGAATCTCTTGTTGATCTTGGCATGTAGAATACATCCATGCCATAAATTTTCATGGCCTCAATAACCAAATCTTCAACAAGAAGTTGTTCAGATGTTATCTGATTCTTTGGAAAATGATTAAAGTATAAATTTGTGGCCATTCATTATTTACCCATAGAACATTTCTGATGGAAGCACATTGTATGATTGCATTTCTTCTTCAATCTTATCTATTTCTCTTTGTGCTTCTTCCATTATTCTAGGTCCATCTAATGTGACGCCACCAGGCATTTGTATACCAGCAAACTTACTTAAGTTAGAACCCCACTGATATTTAATTTTTGCGGTTCCATATTGTTTTAAGAATCTATCATTCCAAACATCCGATGTACCAGCTTTGGACATTGTAACACCTGAAATGTTAGCACTTAAACTTCCAACAATTTGTATCTCAGTTGGAGAATTAATTTTTTTAATCTGAACTTCTTGTCCATCTGATAGAGTAATAATGTCGTTTTCTAAAACTTCTGCATCAAAAGTTGTCGCTGTTCCTGTCAATACATTTGATGATGTAGTTCCAGTGAGTGTTCCTGTTAAGTCCACAGTGTCTGGTTGCAATGCACGATAGCATTCAACAACAACATACTCTCCTGGTTGAACATCTCTTGTCCAGTCGATATCCAAGAATAATCTGTTTTGATGGCGATTAAATCTATATTGTGGTTTACCAGAGAACAATAAATTCAATGTTGAAATATGTTGCATAGTGATTTCATATGATACATAAGATACAGATGTAAAGTCATACAAATCATGTAATCTTAATTGATATCTTAAATCAAACATATTGATTGATGAATTTGAATCATCAAAAGGCATGACACTGGTTACAAATATGACGGGATCTGGACAATAAATCCATCTTCTATCAATGTCTGCTTGGGTAATTTGATGTTTCATGTATATTTTTTCGGTACCATCAAAATGGTAATCATGAAAAAACTGTAATGAATCGTCAATACGATCTTCTACTTGGTCATCATCTACGTTAATTTCAATAACAGGATGGCCTAGTCGTCTTAAGCAGTAATCTTTAAATTGTTGTCTGGTTGCTGGTTTTGCCATGTTTTTTTACCTATTAATTTACTATTTATACCTTTTAAAAGTAGTAATTATTGCCATTTAGGTCCGTCAAACCAACATGCTAAAGAATATCTTGTACCTTTTGTGACAGGTGTTGCGTGATGTTCTAAAAAAGAGGGAAAGAAAAAGGCTGTTCCTTGCTGTCTAACTTCATCTGGATTTGGATACTGAACTAAATTCCACAATTCTAGTTGTCCACCTTCGTATGTATTTGGATCCGTCAGTTGTATGACAGCCGTCAATTTTCTGTGATATTCTGGATCGTTATTCATCCAAAACACATCATGGTGTCTTTTATATTCACCTTGATATGATTCATCATACTCAGCTAATTGAATGTATGATATTTTTGTAACATTAAATTTAAACCAATCATCATTAGCACGAATAGCTAATTTCCAAAGCTCATCAAATAACCATGTGAAGTTTGGATCAGTTTTTTGTATAAAACGAATTTTACTTCTTCTATGTTCAGAGTTATCTAATTCTCCTTGCAAACCCATTTTAGCATCTTTTTCAGGCAGTTTTAGGCCTTCTTCTAAAATACGATTACATTGTTCTGGAGTAAAATAACTCTTAAAATAACACCATTCACCTTTCATAATATAAATTCCAAATAATTGACGCTATTATTTATAGCGTTACATTAACGTATCTTTTTATATTTGCAGTATATTCATCTTCAATCATTTTTTTCATGTGATTGATTTGATTTTCACCAAGTTTAGTTTCAATTATTTCTCTAATGATATCTTTGTTTACAGTATCAGGTGTAAAATAATCAGTATTCTCACCATACTCTAAATGTATCACATAAAGTTTTTTTATGTTTACTGGTTCAGATTCATTACCACGAATGGTGTGTAAGAATCTGATTTCAGTAATTACATTGGATGTTTCGCCTTTTTTCTCTAAACCAAATTGTATTACTTCATAATCAAAAATCATTATATACCTCTTAATTAAATATTACTTCTGTTTCAATTCGTCAATCTGTTTTTGTTGTTCTTTAATTGCTTCAATTAATAATGGAACAATTTTTTCATACATAACAGTTTTATAGTTTTCACCAGAGATTGAGTATTCTGTTCCGTCATCATTAACACCAATATCAAATGGCGCTGGAACAACAATCTCAGGCAATACTTTTTCAACTTCCTGAGCGATCACACCAACTTGTGTCTTCTTATCAGTGTAACCATATTTAGCTGCTTCATCATTTGAATTAAATGTTACACCGGAAATAGCTTTTAGTTTTTCAATTGCATCGTTAATATATACAATATTTTCTTTCAAGCGTATATCAGAATAGTAAGCAGTAATGTTGTTAGTTGCTCTTAATTCACCTGTTGTACCAGATGCGGCTGTTCCTAAGCCTAATGAGTTCAATTGAACATCAGATGCTGTTGTATATGATGTTCCGGCTGGGCCAGTTGGACCTGTTGGGCCTGGAGGGCCGGCTGGGCCTTCTGGACCTGCAGGACCTGTAGGACCTGTAGGACCAGGATCTCCTGTTAGTCCCGTTGGACCTGTTGGACCTGTAGAACCTGGAGGACCAGCTGGACCAGTATCTCCTGTTAGTCCTGTTGGGCCTGGAGGGCCTTCTGGACCTGTAGGACCTGTAGGACCTGTAGGACCAGGAGGCGCAGTGATTGCTTCCGTAGTTATTGTTGATACTCGACCATTAGCAGCTACAGTAACAACAGCTGAGTATGTCGCATTACCATAAGTTCCACCCGTTGCTGAAATGGTTGTATAATCAGTATTTGCTACGCCAGCGGTTCCGTTTGCTAAGTCGAAAGCTCCGTTAGCGTGATTATAAGCATTACCAGCTGTAGTTTGAACCGTAGTTATATTAGTAGCATTTGTGTTTGCTTTTGTAAATGCACCTTCAGCGTGGGTTTGAGCGCCGTCTGCTGTAGATTGTGCTGTGTTAGCTGCATTGAAACCAGCATCAGCTTTTGTTTGTGCTGTATTAGCCGCATCAAAAGCGCCGTTTGCATGATCATATGCTAAACCTGCGGTCGTTGTATCTATACTTGCAGTGGTTACTGCTGTAACTCTACCATTTGCAGCTAATGTTAATATAGGAACAGCTGAGGCTGAACCATATTGATCTGCAACAATTGAAACATTTGTGACATCTGTGTTTGCTACACCAGCTGTTCCGTTTGCAAGTAAGAAAGCGCCGTTTGCATGATCATATGCTAAACCCGCTGTTGTCGTATCTATACTTGCAGTGGTTACTGCTGTAACACGACCATTAGCCGCAAGGGTTAAGACTGGAACTGCTGATGCAGAACCATATTGATCAGCGACAATCGAAGCATTTGTGACATCAGTGTTTGCAACACCAGCTGTTCCGTTTGCAAGTAAGAAAGCGCCATTTGCATGATTGAAAGCGCCTTGGCCTATTGATTGTGCTAGTGCAGCTAAGTTGTTTGCTGTAACTGCTTGTTGGTGTGTTGCATTAGCAAGAGTTGCACCAATTGGATAACCAGCTTTCTCATATGCCTCAGCAGTAGAATAATCTGTCCAGTTTTGGAAAGTTTTTGCATCTGATAAAATATGACCTTCTACACCAGATGCTTCAATTAATACCCATTCATCAGTTGTTTCGTCCCAACGGATAGAAACGTTATCAGAAGAACCTCTATTTACAACAATTTCAGCATTAACTGTTGGTTCACCAGCAACCTCATCACTTAAAACAATTAAATTACCACCAACATTCAATGTTGTTGTGGAAATAGATTCAGCGTTTGTGATAATTAGATTACCAAGAATCTCAACATTACCTGTAAATAATCCAGTACCAACAACATGTAAGTTTGCTGATGGAGTATTTGTATTAATACCTAATCGTTTGGTAGTGTTGTCCCAATATAAATCAGCATTGTCTTGGTCAAACCCACCATTTTCAGCAAAAATAATTGAACCATCGGTCATATTTCTGCCGGTCATTGGGTGTAGATTAACTAGAATACTACCAGAAGCGCCAACAGAAGAAACATAACCTACCGCCTGTGCGATATTTGGTGTGGCAGGAACAGTTGTTGTATATTCACCCGGTGTAGTTGATAAGAATAGTTCAGCGCCATCTGATAATAATGATGTATCAACACCACCTACTTTACCATCTGTTGTTACATACCCATAAGAATCATTTGCAATTTCTGTGGTCGTGATACCAATAACTTCAGAATTTACAGCTGAAGTAGCATCTGCTAAACTAATTGCTGGAAAACCAGCTCCATCTGATCCTGTAATTCTAACTACGGATGCGTTATTGATTGTAGCGCCAGATTTGTTATATACACGAACAACAGTTTCTTGACCAACTTGTAAGGTCATTTCTGTATTTTCGTTGTAGTATGCTAATGACTTCTGAGAATTATCGTAGAATAAACGACCTTCAGAATGTGTAGGATTACTTGGTGCGGTATTTAAGTCTACATAAGAACCAACTGTAACATTTTGTGTAACATCTACAAATCCTGAAACTGTTCCGCCAGCGGAAGCAAATTTTGTATTAGCTGCATCAAAAGCACCATCTGCATGAGTTTGTGCTGTGTTAGCCGCA